GACACTCGGGAGCAGCGGCCTGTCACGCTTGAGTTTAAGAAGGGCTTGGTTATGAAGTCCGAGCCTGGAACACTCTACACAGGTGATTATAGCCTTAAGGGCTTTCAAAACTTGGTAGCGATCGAGCGTAAGAGCATTGACGATTTGATGGGCTGCATAGGTACCCAGCGTGAGCGGTTTGAGCGTGAAATTATTCGCTTGAAAGGCTATGAGGTAAAAGCGCTGGTAGTGGAGTCAACGTGGGCAAAGATCGAGAAGGGTGATTACAGATCAAGGGTGAATCCTTCTGCTGCAATTGGGACACTCATGGGGTGGATAGCCGAGGGCATACCGGTTTGTATGGCAGATAATCACAAGCGGGCTGGGGTATTTATCGCAAGGATGCTCTACATTACGGCTAGACGATATCAGCTTAGGCTAAAGGCTATTTCATGAAAATAGAAATTGAAAAACTTAGACATGATCCTTCGAATGTAAGAAAACATTCGGATAAGAATATTAAAGCTATCGAAGCCTCCCTCCTGCGATTTGGTCAACAAAAGCCTATTGTAGTAGATCAAAATTTAATCGTTAGAGCCGGGAATGGTACCTTGCAGGCAGCTCAAAATCTAGGGTGGAAAACCATTTGGATAGCTAAGTCTAAACTTAGTCCTAGCGAATTAACAGCCTATGCAATAGCTGATAACCGTACTGCCGAGCTAGCTGAGTGGGATATGGAGTCATTAGAAGAACAGTTATTAGCTCTTGACGATGAGCTAGAAAAAATTGCTTACGATGATTTCGAGTTTACTTTTGATGAGAAGGTACCAATTAAGGGCAAAACCGATGATGATGCTATTCCAGAGGTAGAAGAAAATCCCTATGGAGTACAGTTAGGGGATATTTGGTTACTGGGAGATCCTCATCTTGAATGTGATAAATGCAATCAAAGAGTAGAATTCAAAGATGGTTTCAAGAACGGCGACAAGTGCCCTAAGTGCGGAGCATAAATGCTAAGAGTCAAGTCTCGACATAGATTAATGTGTGCAGATTCTACGGTTAAGGAAAATGTAGATCGATTAATGAATGGTCAAAAAGCCGATATGGTTTATACAGATCCGCCTTATGGTTTGGAGAAAAAATGGTCAGGTGGAACATGGGCAAGCAATCCGATATATGAAAAAGCTAAAAAATGGGATGTCAAATTAGAGCAAGACGTTATCGATTACATAATTAGTCTGTCCGAACAAGTGATATTATGGGGAGCGAATTATTATATAGTTCCACCATCAAGATGTTGGCTTATTTGGAGAAAAACAAACCAAATGCAAACACTGGCCGACTTTGAGATGGCTTGGACAAGTTTTGATAAGGTTTGTAAGGAATGGGGATCACACAGAAACGTAGACGGTAAAAGAAATCATCCTACGCCAAAACCTATAGCTTTAGCTGAATGGTGTTTTGAAAATTACGGTCAACCCAAATCAGTCCTAGACCTATTCCTCGGCTCAGGCTCTACCCTCATAGCAGCTGAAAAAACAAACCGACGATGTTTTGGAATGGAAATAGACCCCCACTACTGCTCGGTAATCCTGAAAAGATGGGAGGATTTCACCGGTGAGAAAGCGGTTAGATTATGACCGGCAGGCCTACCAAATACAAACCAGAATTCTGCGACGAACTCATAGATTTCATGGGACAGGGCAATACTTTCAAAGCCTTTGCAGGTCACAAAAAAGTCTCCTACGCTACCGTCAAACTTTGGACACAGACACATCCTGAATTCATGGAGGCTAAGAAAATTGGTCAAATGGCCTGTGAGAAAGCCTTGCTAATGATCGGTAGAGGACTAGCTACTGGAAAACTAAAAGGCAATGCAAATGCATGGATGTTTCTCATGAAAAACATTTGTAAATGGACTACTGAAATCACCATAAAAGATGAAACTAAACTCAAAGCCGTTACAATTACATTGCCAGAATCAGGTAAAAAAGAAATTATCGATGTAACTGACACTACAGAGGATAATTCATGAAACCAATCGTCATAGCAGAAGTGGGCAGCAATATATTTAAGTCGGAGCATTTAGATCAGGTCTTTGATAATGCCTGCAGACAGATTGAAGTAGCTAAGCAGTGTGGAGCTACAGCAGTAAAATTTCAGATGTTCACAGCCCAGGAGCTATATGGGCCCCAGGTTTCAAATAGTGAGCTTGAAAGAAATACTAATAGGTATTCTCTACCTAGGGAAATGGTACCGATGCTATTTGAATATGCTAACGATGTAGGCATAGAATTCATGTGCTCAGCATTTTCAATTGATGGTTATGATTTCCTAGAACCATATGTCAAAACCCATAAAATAGCTTCTCCTGAAGCGGTAAGCAAAGAGCTTGTGGACTATGTGTTTAGCACTGACAAGAGAGCAATTGTCTCAAATGGATGTTTGACGAAACAAGAGCAAGGTGCGTTAGTCTCCGATATTAGCAAATGGGGAGCAGATGATATTCTAATGGAATGTGTCTCCAATTACCCAGCTACTACAAGCCAATATGATCTGATTGGTATGTCAAAATATGCAAAAGTGAATGGACTTCTATGGGGCTTATCCGATCACACCAAAGGTACCGCTGCTGCTGTTATAGCTCGTAGGCTTGGGGCGGTCTGCTTTGAAAAGCATGTAGACCTAAGCCCAGGTGGTAGTGAAACACCGGACAAATGCGTAAGTATCGATCCTGAAGAATTTTCGTTATATTGCGAAAAGATTAAAGAACAGGATAATATTGATCTATGGGATACCAAACTTAAATCAAGGGTTCTATACGCTAGACGCTCGAATGGATACAGACATGTGAATGAATGATTTTGTACTCCACAAATACCAGGAAAAAGCTTTCACAAGCCAGCTTGCTATCATAATTATTGCGGCTGGGATTCAATCAGGAAAAACACTATGTGGAGCTTTATGGCTTGGCACCCAGGCAGCTAAGGCTTCACCTAGCGATAATCTGATCATCTGTGCTCCTACCTACAAGATACTTTCGCAAGCTACCCTTCCCACGTTCATGTCAGTATACGGTCATTTTGGCGAGCTTAATAAAGGTGAGATGATCTTTCGGTTTCACAATGGGCCTACGGTCTACATTCGATCTCTGACTGATCCAAACGCTATGGAGGGGATAACCAATGTACGGGGTATTTGGCTAGATGAGGGTGGATTAATCTCAAGGTACGCTTGGGAAAACGTCATGGGTAGGGCTGCGTTCAGATCTGCTCAAGTCATGGTCTCCACTACTCCATACTCCCTAAACTGGCTGTTTGAACTTTACAAAGACTGGAAATCAGGCAAGCGCGACGATGTTTGTTTAGTTCAATTTCGCTCGAAAGATAATCCTTATTTTCCTGATGCCGAGTATGAAAGACAGCGCAAGCTCCTAGATACGCGCCGCTTCAATATGAAATATAATGGTCAATTTGGCAGAATGGAAGGGCTTGTCTATGAGCGTATCAATACCTGCAAAGCTCATGAACTACCAAGTGGGACCAAATTCTATGGAGGTATCGATTGGGGTTATACCAATCCATTTGCTCTATCAATCAGAGCTCTAACCCCTGCAGGAATTCATTATCGAGTCGGTGAGTTCATGAAGTCACGAATGATGATAGGTGAAATTGTAGAGGTTCTCAAAGCCAGAAGACAGCTTTACAATATCGAATTATTCATTGCAGATCCATCTAGCCCAGCAAACATTGAGGAGCTAAACCGAGCAGGCTTATCATGCATTCCTGGAAATAACAATGTTCGAGCAGGCATTGATAAGCAAATTGAACTTTTTAAAGATGATAGATTATTCATATTCGAAGACGAAAATCCTATGGGTCTTGATGAATACAATACCTATCATTATCCAGAACTCAAAGACTACAAAATAGACGAAAACCAAAAAGAGCAAGAACCAGTGAGTTCAAACAATCATTCCGTCGACGCGGACAGATATTGCTCGATGTACCTCGAAAACGCTAAAAAACAGCACACTGGAAGGATTCACGATAATAGGATGCCTACTAGGGTATCTGAAAGAATTGAATGGTTAAAACGAGGAGGTAAGCGACGTGCCAGTATATGAATTCTACTGCAAGAAATGCAATGCTATCGATGAAATCACTAGGACTATGGACGAATGTAATCACCCATACTATTGCCCAGAATGCCATGCTAAATGCACGCGCAAATACTCGCCGCCGCAAACCATCACACAGGGCGAACAAATCCCATATTTCAATCCTGCCTTTGGCAAGGTCATGACTGACAATCAAGCTAAAGCTGAAGCAAAAGCTCGCGGTTGGATTGAAGTTGGCAATGATAAGCAGGAGTCCATTTCACCGCCCGAGAAAAAAAGTTATGATGAAAATGATTATTTCGTTTGACATTTCGAGGGCTAAATTATGCCACAAGCTGACGGTACAGGTAGAATTGATCCAATGTCTGCTCCTAGCGAGGGAAATGCTGATATAGGTGTAGAAGGGCAATCCCAAGCTCAGAGGCAAACTGTCAGAATGGTGGAAAAGCTGTTTAGTCGCTATCGCCAACACCGTATGAGCTACGATAAGCATTGGGTAGAAAACTATAAGATCTTTCGAGGTAGACAGTGGAAAGAAGCTAGGCCTAGCTATCGAAATTCAGATGTTTTGAATTATATTTATTCTGAAATCCAAACCATTGTTCCAATCATGACAGATGCACGCCCTAATATTGAAACAGTGCCAGAAAACCCCGAGGATTTTGAGTTTAGCCAAATTATGACCCAGCTTCTTAGAAGCAAATGGGACAGGGATTTATTTTCTCAGATTGTGGTAGAGGCTATTGTCGATGCAAATCTTTATGGGATTGCTATTACCGAACAGCCTTGGAACCAGGATCTTTTGAACGGTTTAGGCGATTACGAATTCAATACGGTGGATCCCATGTACTGCTACCCCGATCCACGCATGAGGGATATTAACGATTCATATGGCACTGGCTTTATTACGGCGGTGCCTACAGATATAGCAGAAATCAAAAGAAAATGGCCTAAATATGGGCATTTGGTAAAAGCAGACCTGTCAGATCTAGACACAGCAAAGACAGCTAAGCTTGATATGAATGACTACAGGATAAGAAGCGCTACCGATAATCTAACTTTGGTTCAAGGTGAGCGCCCTGCAGATGAAAATCAAGCGAATCAAGCCCTGCTGATAACAGCCTGGCTTAAAGATGAAACGATGGTCGAGGAAAAGATACGTGTCGAGGACAAATTTGGCAAGAAAGTCACAAAATTCCAACAAAAAAAGAAATATCCAAACGGACGAAAGGTAGTCATAGCTGCCGGGGTTTTATTAGAGGACGAAGAAAACCCTTACCTAGACGGTAAAATGCCTTTCGCTCGATTAGTTGATCATATGCTCCCTAGGGAGTTTTTTGGCGAAGGCGAGGTCGATCAATTAAAAGGTCCCCAAGCTATTATCAATAAGCTTTGGTCCCATGCTATGGATGTACTGGAGCTTATGGGAAATCCCATATGGAAAAACCCGACTGGCAGTGGAGTTTTCTCAGATACGATAACAAACCAGCCGGGTCTTGTCATTGACCATAATGATGGTTTCGAACCTAAAAGAGAAATGGGCGAGGATGTACAGCCTAGCGTTTGGCAAGCTTTTGATCGTATAGATCAAGTGTTTGAAAAAATATCGGGAGTAAATGAAGTCACCCAAGGAGCTACTCCTAGAAATGCTTCGGGCGTGGCAATCGACTCACTGCAAGAGGCAGCTCAGACAAGAATCAGGCTTAAGTCTCGGCATGTAGAAGCTTGGTTAACCCAGGTGGGGCAGCAGTTTGCTAGCAGGATTTTGCAATTTTACTCAACACCGCGTATCATAAGAATCACAGATAATCCTGAAGCTGAAAAATATTTCAAAATCGCGATAGACGACGTGCTAGATGAGTCAGGTGAGGTTCAGAAAAAAGTCGCTACTGTCCAGACATTCGAGCAAACCCCGGAGGGTATATTAGCTCCACAAGGGACAAGGCAATTTGATATTAAGGGTAATCTTGATATAAGAATTACAACTGGCACAACACTACCATTTGCACGCGCTCAAAAGAAAGCTCAAGCTAAAGAATTATTTCAGCTTGGAATATATGACGCAGAAGATCTTTTGAATGATTTGGAACATCCAAGCAAAGAAAAAATCATTGAGAAGTTCAATGCACGCAAGCAAGCCGAAATGGAGGCTGCAATGGCAGCTCAACAACAAAATCTAGGAGGGGTTTGAAAATATGGGTGAAGCAGCAATCGAACAGCAAACCGACAGCAATGAGGTCAATGTTGACAGCCTAATGCAAGAGGCTTACGAACCTGCTAGCCCATTAGAAGCTCCTAACGAAGGTTTAATTGATAATACCACTAGTGACTCTACTGATAATTCTGCTCCCGAGGTAACACAAAACGCTCAAGGTGAGTTCGTTATCACACACAAGGGAAAAGAAATCACTTTAGACACTGACAAGGCTCGCTCCTTTGCTCAGCAGGGGTATGATTACAGCAAAAAAATGCATCAGCTCAGGGTGGATCGTAAGCTTTTCGAACAAGAAACCGAGAAAACCCGAAACGAATTAAAAGAGCTGCAAGAAATTAATGCATTTGCAAAAGAAAACCCAGCGTTTGAGCAATTGATACAAAGAGAGTGGGCAAAAATTCAGGCTGGTGGGGAGCTTCAGGTTAGCCCCGAGGATAAAAACATGATCCTCGAAAGCCGGTTAAACCAAGTGCTAGAAAGGTTAAACGCTCAAGAAAAAGATATAGCTGCAAGACAAACTGCTGAAATAGAAGCAAAGCAGGAGGGTGCAATCGAATCATACCGTCAGAAGCATTCTGATTTTGATTGGAACACCAAAGATGAAAATGGAGCTACTCTTGAGGATCGTATCATGCAAGCCATGATCGATAAGGGCGTAAAAGATTTCGAAATCATGGCAGATCACGTTCTCAAAAAAGAACTAATGGTCAAAGAAGCTATGCAAGCGAAAGAACAGGTAGCTAAGAAAATCCAGACAGCACACAAAAAAGGTTTAGGAACCATAACCGATAAAAGCCAGCTAGCAGCTAAGACTGCCGAAAATGTCAGTGCAAAATCCTACGATGATTTAGTCGCAGAAGGGCTAAAAGAATTTGGCATTGATTATTAATTGGAGGTTAAGCAATGGCTTTAACTTACGATCAAATTACGGCGATCACGGAGAAGAAATTCATTCCGAAGATGGTCGATAATATCTTTAATTCCAATGTGTTGCTCAAAAAATTAAAAGCAAAAGAGAAGCTTCAAACTGGTGGAGACAAGGTTCTTTGCCCACTCAACTATGCACAGGTATCTGCTTCTGGCTGGTATCAAGGTGCGGAGACTTTGGACACGACTGATAATGAGGTTATCACTTCTGCTGAGTTCGATTGGAAGCAGCTTTATGCAAACATATCTATCACGAGGCGAGATGAGTTACGTAATAGTGGCGATGCTGCTATTATTAATTTCGTTAAGTCTAAGGTGATGATTGCTGAGAAAACCATCAGAGATAAACTCTCAACAGCTCTCTACAATGATGGTACTGATTCAAAGCAAATCCAAGGTCTGAGACTAGCTCTTAGCACATCGAGCACCTATGGTGGAATCGATCAATCCACTTATTCTTGGTGGCAAGCGAACGTTGATAGCTCAACTACAACCCTAACCCTAAGTGCCATGCAAAGCATGTACGGAGATTGCGGCGAGGGCACTGAATACCCTGATCTAATCATTGGGGATCAGGATATGTATGATCGCTATCATGCTCTTTTGACTCCTCAGCAAAGATTTGCTTCTGAAGACGAGGCAAAAGGTGGTTTTAAATCACTTCTATTCAATGGTGCTCCTGTTGTGGTCGACGCATCAGCTCCTAGTGGAGATATGATGTTCCTGAACATGGATTACATTGATTTGATGCCTCACAAAGATGAAAATTTCCGTATGGAACCTTTCACTAAGCCTATCAATCAGAATGTAAAAGTCGCTAAAATCTTTTGGTTTGGTGTCATGGGAATCTCAAACGTTCGTCGTTTCGGATTACTTGACGCTATCACAGCATAAGGGAGGGTTAGACTATGACACATTATGGAAATAACCCTATCAATTTTCAGGCTGTTTCTAACGTCACAGCCACACTTGGAGCTAACGATCCCGAGCCCGGTTATAGAATTACCGTTGGTGATGAGGATTATGTTTTTGTCTACAATGCAGGCAATAGCCAAATCCCACCCACTTATGGGGCTGTTATGAGTGCCGTTTCAGGCTACTCAGTAACAATTTCAAGTACTACTTCGGTAGACTTTCTTGTTGGTGTGTGTAAGCACGCTACCCTTACAACTGGCACCTATGGCTGGCTTGTAACCAAAGGCTTCACTCAGGTGGAAATGGAGGCAGATAACTCTGCTGCTGCTGGGCAAATTCTTGCTCTAGCTGCTGACGGTGAGTTTGCGCTTAAGTCAAATTCTACAGGTTATCCAACTCCTGCAGTCGGTAAGGCTATGGAGGCTATAGCTTCAGCAGGGAGTGGTACAGCTTACATTAGCGTTAATTAAAATTTCACTTTTTCTAGGAAGGAAAACGGTGTGAGAAAAACGATTGAAATGGATTTTGAATATTTACCTACAATTGACACTCCACCGTTACCTCCTAGCCAGCTTCAAAAGCAGGCTGCTTCAAATGATGATCCTACGATTGAAAGTTGGCGTGATACTTGGATTGCTAATCAAAAGCGAAATCATGATCTATTTGGGCCCTTTGCTGAAAATGGTATAGGCAAAATCTTTGGAGAGTTTCATCTCAAGCCTTGTATCATTGTCGGTTCAGGTCCATCTTTGGCTAACAACATAGAGGATCTGAAAGAAGCTAAAGAGATATCTATTGTTTCATGCCTCCATAATTTCCATTACCTCATCGATAACGACATTGATGTGAATTATTTCGTAACACTCGATGCTGGTAAGATTACGATTGAAGAGATAAGCGAAGGTGGAAAACATGATCATGAGTATTACCTAGAACAAACCGAAAAACACACCCTAGTAGCATTTGTGGGCACCGATCCTGATCTAATCAAAGCATGGAAGGGAAAAGTACTTTGGTACAATTGCCCTATTCCCGATCAAAGGACTAAGGATGCTTTTGATTCGGTCGAAGTTTTCCATAACCTAATGACTAACGGTGGAAATGTTCTAGGAGCTTGTCTATACCTTGCTAAGGCCTACTTAGGGGCAAATCCTATCGCTTATGTTGGGGCCGATTTTGCGTTTGGATATAAGAAAAATTTTCACCCCTGGTCATCTAAGTATGATGGCAAATTGGGGCATGTACTTAGAGCTATTGATTGCTGGGGCAACAAGGTTCTCACATGGCAGTCATATCATAATTTCAAAAAATGGCATGATTCAATCGCGATGAGAGTTCCAGGAGAGTTTATAAATTGTACCGAGGGCGGTACGTTTGGAGTTTATCCTGAAGGTCTCATAAAATATATTAGACATAAACCACTTAAAGAATTCATCCAGGGTTATAAGCTTTACGAGACGATGAAATACCAAGCCGAAAACCCTAACAATGGAAATGAAATTTTGCATGAGAGTTTACCTCCGCAACCAAAATTATTTTTTTAAGGGAATAAAATAAATGGCTTTCACGACTAGTTTTCTTGTAAAGAATCAGGCAGTAGGCTCAAAATTCCAACACTATGTCAGAGTGACAGCCGACGCTGCTAGTGGGGCGTTTGAATCCGGTTTCGGTGTAGTTGATTTTATACAGCATAGTGGGCAATCAGCTACAACAGCAGCATATAGAGTGTTTATGAATGCTAATTCAGGCCTCACTGCGAATAATGGCAGCGTGGCTATTTCAGGTGTGGCTAGTGGTGACGTAATATACATGACAGTCGTGGGGCATTGATATGGGATATAGCCCACAAAGCAGATTTAAAGTCACGATTGCTAGTGGTGTGACGTTATCCAGTGCAATTGATTTAGGTCGAGGTTGGCCACATACTCAAATTGAAATCCCCACCATGGCAAGTGGTACCGATATCTATTTTCAATGCGCTAATACCCTAGATGGTACATACAGAGGACACCACCATAGATTAACTAATAGCACAGCAACCCCTGGAGCTATGTACGTTGATAGCAGCGTTACCAATTGTTTTGTCCATCTTGAATTTATAAATGATAGATACATGAAAATTGAATTGAGTACTGCTATGACTGCCACGTCGGCAGAATTTCACATAGTGTGTTCATAAAGCGAGGAAATATGAAGGTCAAAGTTCAAAATTTAGATCATCGTGAATACAGCGAAATGTTTAGAGATGAAATGATTGTCATTCCTGCTAATGGAGCAATCGAAATGGGTAGAAGTGAGGCGATCAGATTTTTATCGCAAGCTTCACCTATGACTGTTGATGGACAGGGTAAAGCGATCAAGCCAAAGAAACTGAAAATTGTGGAAGACCCAGAAGCTCACGCAGCAGCTAGACATCAGCCCATAAAATATTCAGCTCCCGATGGTACAGATTTTCGCACTGAGGTAGCATACAAGGAGCATCTCAAGAAAATGGGAGAAAATAATGTCGGAGAACCAGTACGACGCCAACGGGCGCCTCATTCCTCCAAAGTCAAAATATGACGATCGCTCGATTGGAATTTCAGGCAAATGGAAAGCTGTTCTTACAAGAGGTAGCCAAGTTATTCAGACTGAAGAAGGCTATAATGTCATCACGACAAGCGGCCTCCATGCTCTAGCAGATTATCTTTGTTCGGCTGCTGCAAGCGCTACTCAAAATCCATTTTTCTATATTGCAATAGGTTCTGATAACACAGCAGAAACTAATACCGACACAGCGCTTGGAACTGAGCTTTCTAGGCATACTGGCACTGTCACGGCATTTACGGCGGTGTATCAAGTCGTTGCAACATTCGCAAGTGGTTCAGGTACTGGCAATATCTATGAGTACGGTCTATTCAATGCTAACACTGGTGGTAAAATGTTAAGCAGGGATACAGAAGGGCTTATAACGAAAGGCAGTAACGACATTCTGACAGTTACCGCGCAAATAACACTGAGTTAATATGGCTAGCTTTTCTCAAACAGTAACAAACTCTCTCAATGTGCTAGGAGTATCTCCACCTAGCCTTTGGAATGTTCTGATTTGGGGTACTGATAACTGGGGCGTTACCGAGGATGTGGCCACAAGCTATGAAAAAGGCCTTTCGGAGACTATCACCCTTACAGATGCATTAGGCAAAAGTTTTGCCCTATCTCCTATTACTGATTCGATAAGCTTTACTGGCTCAGCTTTAGACATAAACAGAAGCATTGGCATATGGGACTATAATTTTACAAAACCGACCATAGACGGCTCAGAAGCTGTGTACGATGAATCATCTAAAACCTCCGATCCCAGCACAAGCTGGTCAAAGCAAGCTGATGGGTCTACAGAATGGAGCTAGATTATGACTCCTAGTGAAATCGAAACGGCAGCTAGAAGAATGCTCAACGCAGCAGGCGATAAGCTTTGGAGCAGCGAAGAAATAATAGAGAACTATCTTTATTTTGCGGCTATGGAAATGGCTAGCGAAACCTTCTGCATTCAAAACCGCTATTCTACAACAACGGTAGCTGATCAGCAGGAGTACGCGGTGCCCACTAGGATGCTTGCAATCAAAAGGCTTGAATGGAATAGCCAAAAGCTTAAGCCTATCTCATTTCAAAAGCTTGATAGCATTGATTTGAATACCAATACTACTGTGACTGGTGATCCTCAATACTATTACAATTTCGATGATTCATTTGGGTTATACCCAGCTCCTAGCACTGCAGATCAAACAATCAAGGTATATAGTTTTGACGAACCAAGCGTCCCGACTTCTACCTCGACGCTTGAAATCCCTAGCAGATTTCACCCTTACTTGGTTATCGGGGTAGCTTACTACATGAGCCTTAAGGAACTAGGGCATCCTCATACAAACAAGCTCGAATGGCAATGGAATCATTCTAACAACAGACATAATGCTATCGACAAGGTAAGAAGGTCTGTAAGAATGATGAATAAAGACAATTTCAATATAGTGATTAACGAAAACGACCAACCCTCTACCTATTTAGGAATGATCTAATGACTAGTGGGTTTAGAACAGTCATTCCAATGGATGCATTTGATGGTGGGCTTAATAATAAATATGAACCTGCTATTTTAGAGCCTAATGAATCTCCGGACTGCTTAAATGTGGTCTTTGATGATTTGGGTGGGGTGCAGACAAGAGAAGGGTATACGGTTCTCAACACTGCAGCGGTAGCAAGTAATCCATGCGATGGTCTATTTACAGCAAACTGGAATAATGGAAATCAATCCATGCTAGCGTGGTTTGGAACTGATATGTTTGTGCTTTCAGGTACTACGTTTCAGACTGTTCCAAGCGCTCAAGGTGTTTATGCGACTAGTACCGCTAAAAATACAGTCATGTATCAAAACCTATGTTTTATAGCTGATGGTAATGACCCTCCTTATAAATATGATGAAAGTGTTTTCACAAGACATGGTATCGAGCAAGCTTCTCAAGTCACGGATGGGGGCACTAGAGGAGCTGGTGGTAATTTAGCAGGTGACTACCATTATGCTCTTGCTTATGTGAACACACAGGTAGTCGCAGGGAATATTTCTACTGGAAGTGTGACCATTGCGGTTAGTGGGGCTGGTGAGAGTGTTCTGCTTTCTGGTATCCCGGTGCCCGATCAATCTTTTGGAGTCGATGCAAAGTATTTATATAGGACTATTGCAGGATCGGGAGTAAGTGGATCCTATTATTTTGTGGCTACACTCCCTGTGAGTGCTACGACTTATTCGGATAATATAGCAAGTGCATCCTTAGGTGCTGAAGCTGCTAGCGACCAGGGCAAACCTCCTGCTTATGAATTCGCAGTAGTACATCAGGAAAGAATCTTTTGCAATGACTCTCAAAACCCACAATATTTGTGGTATTCGAATTTAGAAAATCCTTTTGTATTTGGTGCGCTCAATTTCATCAAAATAGCTGATGGAGACGGTGAGAAAATCACTGGTTTAGCTGTTCAAGGTAACAGCGTTGTGGTTTTTAAAGAGGCTTCTGTTTGGCTAATCTATATGCCCGATACGACTGCTAGCAATTGGGTAAGGGTTAAATCAAATGCCAAGTATGGCTGTTCTTCTCACAGATCCATTGTGGAATATGAGCAGCAGCTAATGTATTTAGGTGAGCAGAACGGTAAAATCACAGGGTTTTACGCTTTCCTAGGCAATACAACTGAACCTGATGTAACAGCGCTCCGTGTGACTACAATGTTCGGAGATGCTAAATCAGATCGAATTGAACCTGATGTATTTAAATTTCAAGAATCCAATAAAGCGAAATGTGTGGGGTTCATTTTTGACAACAAACTTTGGTTTGCAGTGACCTATGACACAGGGAATACGACCAATAATCGTGTTTATCAATTTGATTTTGTAAGGCGTGGTAAGAGTAGAAAAATAGGCTCATGGGTACCATTTACAGGAATCAATGCCGACGCTTTCACGGTGTTTAATGACAAGCTTTATTTTGGATCAGCAGATTCAGATGGTTTTGTACACCAGCTACTAGACGGCACCTATACCGATAATGGTAGTGCTATCAATAGCTATTACCAAACAAAAGAATTTGATAGTGGTGAGATTCTTAGGCACTACCAAAAAGATTACAGGAAAGCTGAATTTACCGTTGAAACATTAGGCGATTGGTTAATGCAGGTAGCTTTCATTCTCGATTCTGACAAGGGTGGAGGTAATACTCAGACTATAGATTTAAACCCTGGTGGGTCTTTATGGGATTCTATGGTTTGGGGGCAAGATGATTGGGGTGGAGGTCAAGATAGGATTGACGCTCCCATCACGCTTTTTGGTTCAGGCAAAAGAATTTCCTTCAAATTTTCTAATTTGAACACAGCAGGAAATGGATTTTCAGTGGTTAGGGGCAATGCATATTTTAACCGTAGAGGATTGAGACTATGACACAGCAAAATCCCCTAAACCAAGGGGTTCCTGATGAATTTGAATTGATGCGTAGGCGATTAAGAAGACGCGGCGCGGTTCAAGGTCAAGAACAGCAGCGTGATCTTTCCAGGCAATTTGCAGCTTTAGGTACAGCCCCGAGTGGAGCAGCCATCAAAGCTAGACAGCAGGCAGCTCAAGCCCAGGAGCGAATCACTTCTGAAGGGCTTCAGGATGTAAATATTCTCGAAGCTCAAACGAGAAGAGGTGAAAGAGAAAACCTTGCTCAAAGGGAATTACAAAAAGAGTTACAACAAAGGCAATTGGGATTTCAAGAGCGTGAGGGTCTTGCGCAACGTGAATTGCAGCGTGATTTACAAGAGGCTCAGATAGCCGGCCAATTCGAACTGGCTCAGCTTTCAGCTACTACCGACCTTGAAAAAGCGCGTATGGCCGGTGCGACTCAAATTGAACTCCAGGAAATGCAAAATGAAACCCTGCTCAAAGAGCGTCAGCTTGTGGAAGCAGGAACCGACCGACGATTAGCCAAACAATTGGCTTCCAGTCGTGAGATGTTTGATATCGAACAAGCGTTTAGAGAAGAGCAAAGCTCGATTCAAGAAGATCTTGCTGAACGTGGTATGTCGATACAAGAGCAAGAATTTAAAATTAACCAAACCATAACTGCTCTAAATTCCATTGATGTTTTAATCGGAGCTGGATTCGGACAAGGGGAAATTGGAGCAATCATAGCGGCGTTAGAATTACCCTTTCAAGACAAATTGGGTAGTGTTTTAGAAAGAAAATTCGCTGGTGACATAGCGGCTAGACAAGAATTGATAAGACAAGGTACCCAAGCAGGTCTTCAACAAGCAGAAGCTCAAAGAATCGACCCAGGCACTTTTAGGAGGTAATCATGGCATTGTTACCTGTTCAAAGAAAACAAAAACAAACTGTTCAACAAGGCAGCCAAGGTGGGACTAGATTAGGTCAAGGATTAGGGGCTGCGTTAGGAGCCGTTGCCGGTGGAATTGCCGGCGGCGGGCCAGGTGGAGCCTTGCAAGGGGCTGCGACCGGTGCTTCTCTAGGTGGTATGGCAGGTGGAGCAATAGCGCCGCCCAAAGCTAGCAGCGTTGAAACCCAAGAATTCGGTGGACTTTCCACTGTTCAGGTAGCGCAGAACTCTCAAGCTATACTTGATGGTCTTAGATCACTAGAACAATTTCCTGATCTGCAAGCTGAGTATGCACAGCCATTGACTCAGGCTTATATGGCTTCGATGGTCGATTTGAAACGTAGGAGCGTATAATGGCAATACTTCAGGTCAACCCGAGGCGTCAACAGCAGCAGCAGGTACAGCAGCCTAGAGTTAGTGCTTTAGATAAAAATCTTGATCGACTTCTTAAGGGTCTAACGATTGCAAATCAAGGCTATGGTATTGCTGTTAACATGCAACGCATCGAGCAAATAAAAGCAGATCAAGCGAGACAACCCACACCCGAACAAGCTCAACAGCAGATACAGCAAGGTTTATCCTTAGGGCAACAGCAAATAAAAACTGAGCAAGCCACAACCGGCTTAAGAAAGGCTCAAATGGAGCGTGAAAAAATCATGACTCCATCAGCTGAACAGGCAGCTCAGACATTTAAGCTAGCTAAGCAGCAAAAGCAATTAGATATCCAAGAACAAAACGCAAGAATTAAAAAATTACAATCAGAAATAGCTAGCCCTAAGAAAACTGTAGACCTCCGAAAAGAATGGAAAGCTGATCCAACTACAAAGACCACACAAGCTGGAAAAGTGGCAATCGACAAAATTAGATCAGCAGCCATTGGCGATCCTACACCAGCAAAGGATCATGCTATGATTTTCAACTATATGAAAACAATAGATCCTGGCTCAACAGTAAGAGAAGGTGAATTTGCAACTATAGAGCAAGCTGGTGGTGTTGTTGATCGCTTCACAATTGGGCTATTTAACAAAACCCTTGAGGGGGAAATGTTAACCCCGACCCAGCGTCAGCAGTTTTTGGATGTCTCTGAAAACCTATGGCAGCAACAAGTCAAGGCTCAGCAGCAATTAAACTCCGAATACACGCGATTAGCTAATGAGCAGGGGATACCACCAAATCAAGTGGTCTTAGATTTAGGTTTGCAAGGTGGACAGCAACAGCAGCAACAGCCACAATTTTCACCAGAAGAAATAAAAGCTGTGATGGACGCAACAGGTGAAAGTCGAGGTGAGGCTATACTAAGACTAAAATCAGCTTTAGGGCAATAAAATGACACAGTCTATAAGACAGGATTTAATACAAAGAGCTATTGGTTCACAGCAGCAACCACAAGCTCAACCAATAGATGACGAATCGGTAGTCGCTCCACAAGCGATTAGAAATGATTTGGTACAGCAGGCTATTGCACAGCCTAGATCTCAAGTCACCATGAAACAGCGCGCTATGATAGGCCTTATAAAAGAGGATCCTGAATTACAAAAAAGGTTTCTTGATCGTCAAGGTTTTGAAACTAGGATTCAAGATGGTGTGGTTCAAGTTAAGCAAGGTAAACAATTTGTACCTGCAAATCCCGAGGGATTTGATCTAGGGGATATAGTTGAATACCTCCCTGAAGTGGTAGAAGGTGTAGCCGGTGCGGTTGCGACTGGCACTAAAGTTATGGGTGCTTTAGGGGCTCCGGTTACTGGTGGAGCTTCTATACCAGCTGCTATGGGGATCGGTGGAGCCGTTACTGGGGCAGTTGAAACAGGCAAGCAAGCTTTAGCAGCAGGTTTAGGTCTACGTGAGGATATTGATCCTGGAAGGATCGCAAGACAAACCGCTATAGGCGCTGCTGTACCGGGAATTGTAGGTGGAGCTGGCTCTGCATTTAAATCTGCAAAACGAGGTCTAGGTAGAGCTATTTTTGGTGAAGTAGCTGAAGAGGCTGTTGATGTAGCTGGAATCAAAGCAGCTGGTAAAGCAATAGGTGCAAAGCCTACACCTGGTATGCTTACCACAGATCCTGGTATTCGAATGACTGAATCAGTTTTATCCAAACAAACTTTAGGGGTCGGTGGGGCATTTTTAAGAAAACAGCAAAAAGTAAATGAAGCAGCAGCGATCCGAACAGCAGAAGAAATCCTAGAATCAAAATCAGCTCGAAGTGCCTTTGAAGTGGGTGAGGCTTTCAAAGAAAAAGTCATGAAATCCATCGGCAAAAAACTTAAGCCAGCAGAGGATTTGTATTCTGAAGTAGCCGAGCGAATCCCTAATATAAAAGCAGATAAAACAAAAATTGAATTTGCACTTGATAACATGCAGCAGAAATTTAAGTTTTCAGATCAAGCTTTAAATTTTATCGAAAACACTCGCAACAAATTAGACCAACTTGTAAGCGTAGAGGATTTGAAGCTTTTCCGAACATCGATCATCGATGATATCCCTCGGGACGCTCCCAAAAACATGAAATTGTTAGCTGATGAATTGTATGATGCTGCAACAAGAGCAAGGTCTGATAGCTTTACGAAAGGTGTTAGAAATCTTAAGGGTCAATTTCAAAAAGCTGAAGCACAAAGTTTGCTTGGTAAAATTAAAGAAGCAGATCAAATCTATCGAGAAACTGCCAAAGATGTTCAAAAAGCACTTCTCAAACCTGGTGCGCAAATCAAAAAAGGGGTCAAACGAGAAGCAGCAGAAGCACTTGAAAAAGTTGTTCCTGAAAAACGGCTTCAGCGATTCCTGCCAGGGCAAGACGTACAAAGAGCGGCGGCTCTCGAAAGATTATCGAAAGAGGGGTTTGATGAATTGGCAAGCTCTCGAATAGCTGAAATAGCTGATAAAAGCGTATCGGCTGCACGAGGCCGGTTTGGTGCTTTGAATCCTCAGGCTGTAGCCAGGGAAATCGATAAATTATCCCCTGAAATAGCCACAAAGATGTTTGGAAAAGATGGGGTCGCAAAAGCTAAAGCTTTACAAAAATTCTACAGAGCAATTCCTGGTGATATTAACCCAAGTGGAACTGCAACAACCTTAGATATACTAGCTTTTCCATTTAGGCAAGTTTCAAGTGCTTCTCTTAGTGCTGTTAACGCATTCCTAAGATTCAAAGGTGATGTAACAAAAGCTCCGCTATTTACTGGCATTAGTGCAATGATCGATCAATCAGGAAAAGAAGGAAAATAATATATGGCTGCTCCTAGTGTTACCTATACATTTTCAAACTCGACTACAGCAGATGCTACCGAGGTTAATCAAAATTTTACCGATATTATCAATGCTTTAACCGATGGTACTGAAGACCTTACCATAAGTGCACTTACTTGTAACGGAGCCGTGTCATTTAACGGCAATGTGACTCTAGGAAATGCTACAGGTGATGATATTACCCTTACGGGTCGCATTGCTTCGAATCTTGATCCTAAAACAGCAGCTAACAATACAATTGGTGATGCTACCCAAACCTGGAGGGCTCTATACCTCGATAATGGGGCTACTGATGGTGGAGCGGTCTATTTCGATGCCTCTAGCACAAAATTCTTAAAAGCTAATGCAGCAGGTACAGATCTTTCAATGGGAGGGTTCACACACCTAGATTTAGTAGTAGGTCATTCCATTAAACATTTTGGAAGGTACCTGGAAGCAAAATCAGCAAACTATACTATCACTGACACTGATGGGGTTTCAGTCATTAATATGACTACAGGAGCTTCAGATCGGACTGTAACTCTACCAACTGCAAGTGCGAATACCTATAGAATAATCACTCTTAAGAAAGTCGATAGTGGAGCAGGTAGAGCGCTTTTGGCTGAAGAGGGTACAGATGCTATTGATGGGTTCAGCACTATTGTTGTTCCCTTGCGATATGATTACGTTACTGTTCAATCTAATGGCACAACATGGCACATAATTGACAGGAAAGCTTTTTCGGCTTGGACAACATACACACCTGGAACTAACGGTTTAGGTACCATAGGTTCAGTAGCGATTGAATATAGAAGAAATGGTAATTCTTTAGATATACGAGGCTATTTCACTACAGGGATAATAACAGCTGCAGAAGCTAGGATGGACACACCTTTGAGCACAACTTTAGGTGGTAATTCAGGGATAACCTCTACAACTGTTTGTGGCTCATGGTATCGAAATCAAGTCTTAACAACAGCTAATGTGCATACTGTTTTAGCTACAAGAGGCGATACCTACGTTAATTTTTCAAGGAATGATGGGTCAACTAATCAGCTTACACCGCAAAACGGCAATGCTGTATTTGGGAATTCAGAAAGAACAGTGTTTTTTATTCGAGCAGTGCCTATTCAAGAATGGACAGACGTAGCTTAATAGTATTAAATAAAACTTTCCATCAATCACTTTTGGAAACTACTTTATATGTACTACCCAATCTTAGTTGTTGCTCAAACTTTCATCATATTTTTTCTCTGTTATCGAAATATAAAACTTACTCAAAAAAATAATTCCCTCCTTAGACAATTTGAAGACCTTAAAAGTAGCTACGATCAGTTAAAAGACAAAATATCAAAACGAGGTAACGAGGTTAGCCTAGATGAATTTCTGTCTGATCTGAACCAATATGGCTATAGCTACACTCGAATTGATCCAAAAAATATGTTCTATCGCAATCCCAGGGGGGAGTAATGAGAATCCTAATTACTGGGATAACAGGCACTATGGGCCGTGAAATCCTTAATCTTATATTGTCCGAACCAGCTAGAGATATAAGGGTTCTAGGCATTTCAAGGGACGAACAAAAACAAAGAAGTTTGCCTATATACGATCGTTTTCAATATAGCTTATGCGACATTAGAAACAAAGAATCCCTTAGAAGAATTTGTGTTAGTGGTGATGTACATCATATCATTCATTTAGCAGCTCTTAAGTGCGTCGATACAATTGAGAGTAATGTCTATGAAGCAATCCAAACCAATGTAATAGGAACACAGAACGTTTGCGACGTGGCATCTGAAATTGGTGCTAGCGTGGTATTAGCCAGTACTGACAAGGCTTGTTATCCAATCAACGCATATGGAAATACCAAGGCATTAGCTGAGAAAATAGTCTTATCAGCAAATGGTGTGGTTTGCAGGTACGGCAATATTATTGGTTCTAGGGGCTCATTTGTTAATCAAATCATAAACAATCTATTAAACAACAAAGAAATTCCTATTACCAATAACAATATGACTCGCTTTTGGCTTAAACCTAGAGAAGTAGCTGAGTTTATTCTTAATGGGACTAAACTTGATAGTGATCTGTATATCAAAGAATCGTTTTCCTGTCATGTGACTAGTATTGTGACCAGTTTAGCTGAGCTTCTTAAAGTTAAAGATTATTCAATGAAAGAGGTAGGAATAAGGCCAGGGGAAAAGATTCATGAAACCCTGAGAACACATGAAGAGGGTGGTCTAATTACAAGCGCTATGAAGCTGTGCACCGAAGATGTTCTCAAAGACTTTTTAATGGATTGGGTAAAATGAAAGTAGGTATTGTCGGATCAGATGGGAATATGGGGCGTAGGTATGCTGCTATTTGCAATCATTTCCAAGTGGAGTACGCAGGCTATGATATAGCAAACGGTTATCAGTCTGTTTATAATTTCATCGAAAAGGCTAATTTAACTCACGTAATCATAGCAAGCCCTACTGATTATCATATGACTCACATATCAATGGCTATGAACCATCCGGCGAAAATTCTGTGTGAAAAACCCTTTTTTAAAGATGAATACAATAAGAACCTTACTGAGCTTCAAAAATACATAAATAGCAAAAATCTCTTTATGGTCAATCAGTACGCTTATTATATGAACCTAAAAGAGCTTTCACTTGATAACGCATCGACCAGATACAATTTCTACAATAGCGGTAATGACGGTATTGGCTGGGATTGCATACAATTGATTTACCTTGCCCAGAATAAGACTAAAATAAAACTCTCTCATAAATCACCGTTTTGGGATGTATCAATTAACGGCTTAACCCTAAATAAGCAGCTCATCGATAATTGTTATGTAGATATGGTCGAAGACTTTCTTTTCCATACCTACGACAAGCTATGGGGCATTAACAAAATCATCCAAGCTCATGAGGATGTGATTGCGTATGAAAAAAAACAAAGTGCTGATAGGGATTCAGGCTCGGAGTACAAGCGAGAGATTTCCAAATAAATCCAATATGCCTTTTGGTCGCAATAGTGTGACTGGAAATGTGATAGCTCAAGCCCTGAGAGTCGCTCCGTGGCTTTCGAAATTTGTGGACCTCCATATATGCCTCCTAGTACCATATGACGACGAGTTAAAACAAAATAAGAAAATAGCGGTAATAGAGGGCGATGAATCGGATGTACTTTCCAGGTATATTGAAGCACATAATCGGTACAAGCCAGACTATGTAGTCAGGATTACCGGCGATTGTCCTTGGATCACTAGCCATATTATTAGCAAGATTGTGAGAGCTGGTATTATCCGAGGATCAGACTATACTAGCAATGTGCTAATCCGTACATTCATGGAGGGGCTTGACTGCGAAATGCTCAGCAACAGGCTCTTGTTATGGCTGCATGATAATGCATCGACTCCTTTCGAACGTGAGCATGTGACCATAAAATTTCTAAAAGACTTAGCTAGCAATCATAAACCTGATTTCAAAATTCACACTGTTCTAGCTGAATATGATTACTCTCAAATGAAAACCTCGATTGATACCAAAGATGAGTATTTAGACGCTCTCAAAAACCTACAGGAACTGGAAAACAAAAAAAAGCAAGCCATTGAAATAGGGACATTTTCAAATTGAAAATCGAAAGTATTGAAGCGAATAAAAGAGCAAGCCAATCTATTGCTCATGGTGCCCTAACGAACAGTAAGCGTCCTAGCTGTTTTGTAAAAGGGGTTTACCCTACCCATATCAAATCGGGCTCTAAATGCTATCTTACGGACGTTGATGGTAACAAGTACATTGACTACATATGCGGCCTTGGGACTAATCTTTTCGGCTATTCCAATAATGAGATAAGGCAATCAGTTAGAAGTGCCCTCGAGGAGGGGGGAGTCGTATACTCCCTGAGCTCCATTGACGAGGTTAACTATGCCGAAACCTTAAAATCAACTTTCCCTTTCTTAGAAAGGGTGCGGTTTTTAAAGGACGGGTCTAGTGGATGTACAGCAGCAATCAAAATGGCCAGGGCTTTCACAGGTCGCAAATACGTGATGAGTGAGGGATATCATGGATGGCATGATGATTTTGTTCAGCTAACAAAGCCTGCAAAAGGGGTGATCAAAGATACTTTCACGGTTAATCTGAATGACGATGTAAATGAGAGATTTCTGGAAAATGTAGCTGCCGTGATAGTGGAGCCAGTGATCCTCGATGCCTCCACAAAGAGGCAGGTTTGGCTGCAAAAACTTAGAGAAAAATGCACCAAATCAGGCACCGTTCTGATCTATGATGAAACCATCACAGCCTTTAGATTTCCACAATATTGCGTAGCAAGACATTACAATGTGCTCCCTGATCTATGGATTGCGGGTAAGGCTTTAGCTGGCGGATTTCCTATTTCAGTAATAGGAGGTAAGCAGGATGTCATGGAGTCAGATTATTTTGTGAGTTCCACTTGGGCCGGGGATCGTGTGTCTATCGCTGCAGGTATGGCAGCTAACAGGTTAATCCATACCGATTTTTATAACCCCGAAAATTTGTGGCTCTATGGATCGGAATTTTGCGAAAAGTTTAATCAATTATCAGAAAATGTTAAAATAAGCGGTTATCCAACAAGAGGTGTCTTTGACTATAAATCAAAGCATTTCAAGCCGTTATTTATGCAAGAAATGGCATTATCTGGTGTGCTTATAGGGCCGACTTGGTTTTATAATATTTTCCTTCACCAAGAATTGGATAATGTTTTAGATATTGCAAAAACAGTAATCAAAAAAATTGAAAATGGAACGGTGAGGCTTAAAGGGATACCACCGGTGAGCCCATTTGCAGAAAGGGTACGTAATGCTGATAAAAACTAAAATTGTTTCACCTGATTCAAAAAAAGAAAATCAGATAGAAGTAGAAGCTTTGATAAACACCGCTCACATCTCTTTAGTTGTCCCAACGGCAATTAAGGGACAAATTATAGTAATTATGCAGGATGGTAAAAAACATACCCTAGTAGCTGACTACGAAGCTTTGATAGGTAGATCATGATTAGTTACAAGAAATACCACCCTATTAGTTTAGATCATTTTATTCCAAGCGAAGCTCTGAAATGGAGGAACAATCCTGAAATCTGGAAATGGTGTAGGCAATACACACTAATTTCAGCTAGGGACCAACAGAAATGGTTAGAAAAAATAGAGGACGATCCTAGCATTAAAATGTTCAGTATTTCTAATCAGGTTCAAATCATTGGTGTGGCCGGTTTCACTTCCATTGATAGGCATAATCGAAATGCAGAATTTAGCCTCTATATCGAACCCAACAGTCAGAACAAAGGGTATGGAGCAAAAGCTTTGAAAACCCTTATCAATCACGGCTTTTATGATTGGGGTTTTGAAAGGATTTGGGGCGAAACATATCAGGATAACCCAGCTATTAATATGTTTGCTCGAATCGGAATGAAGACAGAAGGTCTGCTTAGAAATACTTATTTCCGAGAAGGTCGATTTATAAATTCATATATGGTCTCAATCTTAAGGGAGGAGTGGCAGTGATGGGTATTGAAGTAGCTTTGATAGTATTTTCTCTTATGATAAATGTCCTTTGTTTTGTTTATATCACTAAATGTAGTGCTACGCTTGAAACTGTCTTTGAAATGCTCGCTCACAAAAAGAGTACTGAAAATCATTTGAAAATGTATGATACCCCTAAAAGGTTTAGGGCTAGAACATATGAAAAGAGGGAGCAATCAAATGAGTAATGAAAAAGGGATTAAGGAACTTAAGGAAGTTATTATAGGCGGTTTTTCTTTAACCAGTATTTTTATAAGGCATCTAAAAGATGGTTTTGATCCTACCGATCCCATTAAAATATTTCTAGCAATTCAATCAGACCCAGCTTTTAAAGATGCGATTGATGGCATCAACAAAGTGCCCAGTGAAATTGCAGATGTGGATTTGAAAGAAGGTTTTGAACTGGGTGTTTTGATGCTTAATGAAGGAAAGAAGCTTGTATTAGGCATACTAGGCAAGTGATCTATTCAGCGTAAATCATCTTATCATTTGCAGCCATCTGTCTAACGAGCATTTTTACCACTTTTTTCAAATGCTCAATCTCACCCTTCATTTTTGTTATTTCGTCCATAAACAAAACCCTTCAATCATGCGTTAGATTAAAGGGCTTAAACTATTCTTTATGAGATGTCTAGTCGAAACTAGGAGTTATGCATTAAATATTGAACTATTTTTAAATGAATGTAAATAAGGATTGGAAAAAGTCTGATCGATATTTAACCGGTCTAACGCGTACAAAAGCATTATCGCTCATTGCATCCCTAATAGATTTAGTTCTACTACCTCCACCAGCAGCTTCAATAATCTGAAAATTATTGATGCATAAAGCAACATGTTTAATTTCAAGTGAGCTCGCTCCATAAAAAACTAGAGAACCAGCTTGAATTTTCTCAAGGTAAGGCTTGCTAGAAAAATGATTATAAAGCCCTTGAGAGGTTTGGTCTCCTTTTGGATCAAGTCCAACACTCGTTAGAACCTCTTGAATAAATCCTGAGCAATCCCAGCCAGACAGGGGATTAGAGCCGCCCCAACTATAGGGAGAGCCCACAAAAGATTTTGCGTATTCAATCATGCTTTCGATTTGATTCATGTTAAAATCCTTCATACATACATTTTTAAAGGACGGGACTATGAAAGTATACTTTGGATTTTTGCTTTTAATGGCATGGACAGTATTTGGCTACGAAAATCCACACCAGCCGACTCTCATCGGAGGTCAAATCGCCCAGAAAGATGATTTCCCGGAATTGATTTATATTTCATCAGGCCGATCACGTTGCAGCGCGGCCATTGTATCAAGCCGCGTTATATTAACGGCTGCGCATTGCATCGAGAATGAGGGTGAAATTTTCCCAGCAGACTTTGTGGTGAATCAGCAGGCATTTCGAGCTAAATGCACCCATCACCCAGACTATGCCAGCAAGTACAGCTTTGATTTCGCTCTATGCAAAACCAAAAAAGATATTGATGTGAAACCAGCTAGCATAGGCAGTGAGCCAGTAAGCATAGGCCAACAAATAACGCTAACTGGCTTCGGTTGTACTCAGCCACGCCGCCCGGATGGCAGTCAAGACCCGGGAGGGAATGATGGTAAGCTCCGTTATGGCCTTTCTCCTGTTGTTCGTTTGCCTGAAAATAGCCCAGCTGGTGGGTATCAGTATTTTTATACTGAAAGTAACACCGCGCTTTGCTTTGGTGATTCGGGCTCGGCTGCTATGGAAAAAATACTTAACCCTAAAACGGATCCTCATATCATAGTTGGGACCAATAGCAGGGGCAACATAAGAACTTTGTCGTTATTGTCGAGCACCTTCCTACCTGGTTTCCAAAATTGGGGTAAAGCATGGGCTATTGCGAATCAAGTGGATATTTGCGGATTAACCAAGGACTGTGAAAGTAAACCTGAACCTAAATGTTCCAGGGAAAAACAAAAAATAAAAGAATGGCAAAAAAGACTTGAACAATGTCAGCAATCAAATGCTGAGACCACCGACGATATAATTGAGCTTTAGTATTGATGACGATGTAATTTTTTTGCATGATACAAAAGTTAATTTACAGGATTGCCGAACAATTTTGTAAAGGACATCCTTGGGGCGAGTTATTTATCATCAATGGTTTTAGGTTTCGCGATCGATTTCCATGAATTTAAGGTTCATAAAGAAAGCCCCTTGGTTGTTTTTTAAGATGATTGAATCATTTCTGCCAATTTACTATTCGATTCCACCAGCTTTGTAATAGCATTAATTTTTGCAATTGCTAACGTATCGTTTTTAATCTCGTCCTCTTTAAGATATTTGTCTTTTGGAATTTTTTTGCCAGCATTGGGAAACTTGTAATCAGCAGGCTTATGTTTATAGTATCTTGTTCGAAATGAAGGATCATAGAACCCGAAAAGGTCTTGCAAATTACCCCTAGGATTTACCTCCAAAAACCCTTTTATGTCTTGCTCGATGGCTTGCCATTCGTCAATATGAGCTACTTCCATTTGATACCTCATGTTTTTGTTGAATTTGGAATAAATTACCATATTTTTTGAAGTTACAGAAGGGTACATAATGAGCAGAATCATACCTCAAACGATTAGAGTTACCGATCCAAGCTTCGCTAAACTGTTTAAAGAAAACGTTGAAAGAATGGGAGCTCCTATGCCCGATAGTCTGTTCAAAAGCCTGACGATGGGTATAGGTACCATTGTAAGTTTGGCTGCTTTTGTTGAAAAATATCCTGGCTTAACTTTTCAGCAGATTGTCGCAAGAGGAGCTTTAGGCTTAGGCAAGTCCACCTTAGCTGGTATTGTAGCCGAGCTGGGAGGTATCATTCTGGCTATCACAGCAGCTTTTTACGTAGGTATTTTGATGGGAGCATTGATTATGGCGGGTTATCAGTACGTAAAAATGAAAAGGCTTATTAATGCAAATCGAGATATAATCGAACTTTCTTTTTTATTTACTGGCTCGGACGGTCAAAATTTGCGTCAACTGCATATGAAAAAGTATTTTAATCGATATCAAAAGGTGAGATCACAGGTGGAATATGCAATGGCTTAGAATTTTAGAAGCAGTTTATATTGCCCTTTATCCTTTCGTCATGTATCAATGCAGTACAACAAAGGAGTGGGTTTTGTATACAATTTTTTTGTTGGGTATTATTAGTCACCGAGTTCAAGTAAAATCCAAAAATGAAAACTCTCTCAAACAATGGGGAACCTAATCATCTAGCTATCTCGATTAAGGTTTTTGAGGGAGTTTTCACTAATTTTAGCGTTCAAAATACTACCTCCAATTTCCGAAAATTAGTCAGGCTTGAAAAGCTTGCAAATACTGGGTTTGTGCCTAACTCTCAAATGCTGATTTGAGTGTTCAAAATACAGGTGTTATTTGAACATTTTGAAATAGCATGAACGACATATAACCTTACCATCATTGGTCTCCGGTCTCCACACTGTTCGCAAACTAAGGATTTTATCTTTATGTTTTTGACCAAAAGTTAGGTAGAATTCCATTTACACCTCAATCGGACAATCATAACCCATTGGCAAAACCCAAATCCAATATAGATTAGCGTCATCGATGAGCCTACTTTGTTTGGGGTAAACTTCTAAAGCAGTCCTTTCTTCTCCAAAAATTTCATTTTTAATCCTTTGTATGACAGACCAATTATGTACAGGAGCTTCATCATTTCTTCTAATCATAGCATGCTGTACTAGTCCCCACTCAGACTGCTTTTCAAAAACCTGTACTATGAAAATATTGTTTTTCCATATACGATCAGGAAAAAGGGCTCCGTTGTAGGATCCATTCATAGCATCTTTAGCTTTTTCGCTTTCAGTTATATCCTCAAACTGATTCCATCCGAGTTTCATTAGATCGCGACCGGCTTTTTTCGAGAGTCTTCTCATTGCCCTATTTCTACTCAATCAATCATCCTTTCATTCATTTCGCTAATCACCGAAGAAATGTTTTCAACAGCCAAACGAAGTTTAATGGATTGATACATTTGCGCTAAAAAATAGATTATGGTTAAGAAAACACCTAACCTAAAATATATCATTCGTTATGATCCTCTTCGGTAGCTTGCACAGTGATTTCATCTTGGATCTCTTTAGGAGCCAAATAGTCAAGCTCTTGTGACTCGCCTATTTCGATTTTATCCTCAAGCTCTTGAACAGTGGCCATATCAGGACTTTTAGGTAGCATTTTAAATAATCGTCTAATTGGAGTTTTCCTAGCCATTTCATCATATGAATTTTTCCATGAGGGTGAATTCTTGTTGCCTGCTTCCCTCGCTTTATCGATATCCTGTCTATTCAAAACCCTAAACTTTGTTCGACCATCCACGTACCTAGCAACGGCATATGATGCTATTATCATGCCCCTGTCTTCTGTACCGGTATAGGGCTTGTGGGTAAGGATCGGATTTAAGCCTAGTTCATAATTGAATTCATCTTTCTCATAAACCACATGAGCGTCGATAGTGACCTTTCCAGAACGTTCAGCTAGGTCTATCATACCCTGATAGCCAGTGATTAATTGAACCTCATTTTTAAATGGAACTAGATAGGCATGGCCCAAACCTGAACCTATTTCTAATCCAAGGCTTGAAGCTTGCAGAATAGCCCCGAAAAAACTAGCTCTTGAACATTCAGCTAATTTAGGATTTTTCCTAACTTCAGTCATGATGATTCTGGTAATACGAGTAGCATTTAAGTGCTTTGGTAGTGCATCTCTTATCTGCCCACTATAGTTTTGAATCTCTTGTATTAGTGTGTTGGTGTGTACGCTTACTGCTGGTTTTGGTGATGGTTTGTAGTTCATTTTAACTCCTAAATTGCATTTGGCTAAAGCCGTTTTTAGTAATATTTATTCTTAACCCACTCAGGCAGACCTATTTTTTGAATTCCCTGATAATATCCTCTCCACTCGCCTGTCTCAATGCATTCTTTGAGAGTTTCGAAAGCATATTTCCAGTCGCGTCTGCCCGCTTCTAGCAGCTCCTCATCAGCTTCTTTTATGATGATATGTGGGCATGGAGTTCCGGTGCTAACAAAGATCCAACCCCACCGATTGACTGGAAATCCTGCTGCATTCATAACATTCATATGGTGAGCGGCCGAGAAGTGATAGCCATTATTGAAAATAATTTTCTCTAAAGCCTCATCGTCCATTCCTTTGGAATTGCTTTTCACATCCCACACAGACCGATCCTCTGGACACCACAAATCTTCCCTGGATTTTAGTTTGATGCCATCTATTTCAGCATAAAAACTAACTTCGGCCTTAGCTGATGATAGTATCCCTTTTAGGGGTTCATGCTCTTCCATTTCCGAATTTAGATTTAAAGCAAATTCACCATCTGAATATTTAACGGCCTTTTTTCCGGCTTCTTCTGCTTGTTTTTTTAACTCTGTCCATTTAGCTCTACCAGGATTTTTTGACAAGCTACCCCAATCCTCGGGCTGTATCATATACTGATCGTCCATTAAATGGCGTTCTAGCATATAGGTATGGATATACGTTCCAAGCACTTGAGCTTTAGATTCTTTGGATTTAGCTTTTAAAGCATATTTATAGTCTTTTGCTGAAAGCAAAATTTTCTTTAGAGAGCTGCTGCCAATAGCTTCATTATTTAGGTAATCGGCCATGGGCTCATTTTCAATCATAGACTATCCTCATAGAATTCATCATATTTCTTCTCTTCATAACAAGCATTGCAAAGCATTTCATCACAACCGTGTGTTTTGTAGTCTGAGACTACATGGCCTTGATTCAAAGGGAACTCCTCATAGCACTGCACGCACTGGAAGTGGTTTGGTTTCATGCTGGCTCCTTTAATTTAATATTATGTTTTTTCGCCTTACGACGAGTGTATTGATCGATTACATCCCACATTTTTTCAGTGTGTCTTTTATTTTCCAAAAGACATATGTACCTAAAGTTTTCATAGATATATTTAGGTATTGCTACCGTTGTTCTTTCTTTTTTATCCATATTATTTCCTTGCAAAAGATAAATAAACAAACTCGATAAAAAATATATATACATTTAATGGAAGCAAGTATACTATTATTTTCGCTGACTGATGAAATAAAAATTTTTATTAAATATTTGTTCAAATAATAATCAGGTGAGGTTCTTAATCAGTGTTTATGTATCACAATGACATACCTAATATTGGAAAAGGCAATTTCTATTCAAAGAACTGGAAAGGCTCTAAAGCTAATTCAGCTGATGAAATTGCAAAGCTGGTTTCCACCTACACTAATAGCCCTTGCTTGTGGGGATATGGCATTCGCAATAAAAAAAACTTTGTAAGAGCCGACTGGCTAGGACTTGATTTTGATGAGGGTATGAGCCTCAAGGATGCATTGTTTGAATTCGAACCGTTTTTGCATGTAATAGGCACCACTAAATCCCATCAAATTGAGAAAGGTGGTAAAACTTGTGATCGATTCAGAGTATTTCTTAAATTCTGCTCACCATGCAATTATGCAAGAGATTACGAGCACACCGTAAAATGCTGGGTAAGTGAAAAAAGAGCAGACAAGGCTTGTGTGGATGCTGCTCGGTACTTCTGGCCTTGCAAGGAGATCGTCAGAGTAAAACCATATGGTGATTTAATTGGTGTTTTTAAAGCTCCTGAAATCCCACCTAAAGCTAGACAAAATTTTGCTAAAAAAAGAAAAGCGTATGAAACCCATCATAAAAATAATGGCACTTATCCCTCATGGATCGATGGCAAGTTAGAGGGTGGTTGTGCAATAGGCATGCGCAATAAGACCACATACATGATTGCAGCTGAGCTTTCCAAATTAGGATTTAGTAAAGATAAGATTGTGGATATGATAGAACAATCCTCAATTCCAGCATGCGGTAATGATGATTTTTCAAAAGGTGAAATCGAAAGAACGGTTTTAAGTGCAATGAGGAGGTAGTGGGTACCTCCTCACCATACCTCTCAATTAAGAAAGGCGAAAACTTATGTCCGATGGTATAGATGATAGCAAAACCAAAGGCAACCTAAAAGCTATAGATGGTGGTAAAAGCACACAAAATACTAAAAAAACCGATGAGGATATACCACCTATCAAATCCCTTGGGGTCAAAGAGCATTTATTAATAAGGCATTTTTTGACTGGTGAAATACAAGCCAGAATGCCGGAAATTACACCTAACAAACCTATGCCTATCGTCGCTCATAGACCTAATCTAGGATCTGATAAAAGAATCTTATGGATAAAAAATAATCTTGTAGAAGAAATCGGAATTAAAAGAGTCTTTGAAATCCTAGAAAGATACATTGGTAATCACTTTTCGAACCCTGGACAAAAAAATGATTTTAGTCTTAGTGGAAAGCAAATCCAAAATTTAGCAGTAAGGTATATAGCACGCGCCCCTGAAATTGATAAATGGCCAGCGCCAATTGGTTTTTTATCTGATAAGGGGTATTTTTTTGAAAGACATCCTTTTGATCCTCATCGAGGAGCTACCCCAGAACAATTCCCATTGCTACAAGGTTTCTTAGATCGGACTGAAAATTCTGAAGGGTTATGCCAAATCATTGGATCGATCCTAGCAGGCAAACCAATTAGAAAACTATCGCCTATTCTTTGGGGTGATAATGGTACCGGTAAATCAGCATTTTTCAGGATTTTGAAAACCCTTTTCGGAAAATATTCATGGCGGAATGTACCTCCTGATTTTGGAAAAGATAAATTTGCGAGCACTTTTGTAGCTAACACGGCAGCATGGTTTGCTGATGAAGTAGACAGCTCTCTCATTAACAGCGCAAATTTCAAAATGCTTACTGGTTCAGATTCATACTCCGTTAGAGGCATGAACAAAGATTATGTGGATGTGAAAATATTTGGCGTCTTTTTCTTAAACGCTAATACTGAGAAGCTCAATATCAATAACGAAGCAGCTATAGTCAGGGAAAGGCTGCTTTCCAACAAAGTCACTGGCACCCTTGAAATTGAAGAAAGGCTTTCAGAGGAAGAAGTCGACGCAAGAGCGGCCGACGAACTGGAATATTTTTCAGGATACTGCCTAGATGTTTTCGAAAGAAATGGCCATAGAGTTGAACAGCCTCATGAATCCAAACTCATAACAGAAGTCATAGCCGAATCAGAAAATGATATTGAGGCGATCTTTGAAAGATATCTCGAAAAGGATGTTAGCCATTCTGGCAAGAACACATCAATCATGAAAGTTGAATGGCAAGCACTATGGGAAACTATATGCCGAAACAATATTAGCTTTTCCAAATCAGTTTCCAGAAGGGAGTTCAATTCCTTTGTTGCCAGGAAAATGAAAAGAAAATCCCACATGGAAACCTTTAAGCGTGATGGTAAGAGCTTGAAAGGTGTGACAGGCCTTAAGATTAAAAAGCTCATTCAATCCGATTTAGACCGAGTTACATAAAAGGTTACCTAGAAAAGGTAACCTGAAAAAAAAAGGTAACCTGATTTTCTTAATGATATCAGTCGAGTTACCTAAAGTTACCTAGTTACCTTAAAAAAATAAAATAGGTTAAAGAGTTTTTTGAAAACCATATAGCCGTAGTAAAAATGTTCTACTTAAGAAAATCGAAAAAAAGAGGGTAACTTAGGTAACCTGGGTAACCTTGTTGATATTATTGAGTTATTTAGGTTACCTAAAATGAAAAAGTTACCTAAAAAAAGGTAACCTTGAGCAATTGATTAAAAATTAAACAACGGCTTTATAGCCGCCGGCTAGATTTACCAATCGGCCATTACATCGAGGTACTCAATCTTGATATCTTTCTGCTCATTGGTAAGGCCGGTGTTTGAATCGAAGTTCACGTAGCAATACCAATGCTCATGCACGCAGTAGCCCGATTCAGGCTCGTACCTCCATTGATTAAGGTGGGAATGGCCGGGATCCCATATCTCATCTGGCTCACCAAATAGATCTAGGACATCCTGCTTAGTCATTCCTGGGCATAGCTTACCCTCGGGACATACAAGCTTATGTGTGTCTTGTGAATCATCAGATGGACAATTAGAATGGTTAGAGAATGAAGTGACGTTTTCCTTCAGTGTCTCACCCATGGGCGACTCCTCCTCATCACTGGGTGGGGCACCACATCCTATAAGCATGGCTAATATTATTAGTTTTCGCATAATCATTTCTCCTTATAATTAGGGAGGCTTGCAAACCTCCCAAAAACATATGCTATAAGGCTTATCGATCAATACGGCCGAAAAGTTTAATGCCCATGATTACTAAGAAACCAAAAGATCCCCGATGAGATAATAGGTATGAGAATGACAACCCCT